CAGGTATCCAAGAGTCATTTGTCGATGCGTTATAGTCCAAGTCATATTCTTGAGCAAACAGTACAGGGTCAACAGTGCGCTTTTTCTTCTCGTACCATTCTTTATCTTTGCGCGGGTCATCTGACCAATGAAACGAAAATACGGGAATCTCGCCGCCCATGCGCTTACGGTAAAACAGATTGCCGTTACCGTTTACGCTAGACATATCAATTTTACAGTTTGACGTTGCGCTTAATGCAGCATCGACAATCTCTTGCCGTTCGTAATGCGCCGACTCGTCCTTGAAGTAAATTGATGTACGGCCACCGCGCCCAATGTTATCGCCTGCCTCACCTTTGATTACAGAGCCGTTATCATTATTGACTATGCAAAGATGCGTCCTTGTTTGACTTTTTGGCCTGAACTCGACAGGCAATCCTGCAATGTATGCTTGTATTTTCCAAAATATAGAATCAGGGTCGCCGTTCTTATCAACTAAGTCCTCTTTACGCGAACCAAAGCCGACAACAGTGCCAGGATGAAAAAAGGTTATCCAATGGGCAATTGCAGCGGCAAGCCAAGTCATACCAATGTCGCGTGACTTCTCAATAACGCCATCGTCTCTACTTTTCCATCGTGCATTAACCCAATTAACAAGCTCAATCTGTTTAGGGAATAGGACAAAGGGAAAGTTAGTAGGCAATCCACGCTCGGTATTACGCGGGTCAAAGGTCATGCCCCAATCGTTAATAAACTCAGCAGGATGTGTTTTGTAGAACTCAAGAAGGCCAGCCAAAGCACCTTCAGTCGTGCGAATGGTATGCAAACGCTCGGCACGTTTTTTATAGACAGCTTGATAGTCAGGGTTTTTGAAGTCGAATAAAACGTCAGTCATTGCTAGTCCGCTTTAATAGTGCCGCCATTGATTAGTAGATTATAGGCTTCTTCGGGTGTCATTACTGTTGTGTTGACTTGAATTGCGCCACCGTTTGTGCCTGTGTGTTCGTTTTGTACTTTGTCAGACAGCCCTAACTCTCTTGCAATGATATTAGAGTTAAGCAGGTCAGCCGCCGCACCCTCAAACTTTTGAGAATAAATAACATCTTCAATTTCTTTGACGATGTCAGAAAAATCGGGCTTCTCACTATACTCTTGCCAACCTTGTCGGCTTAATCCAATAAAAAAACACATTGCCCTAATAGTCATGGCTCGCATTTTTGTTATGGTGTTTTTGGTGATAACGCCTGATGAATGAAATATCTTTTCTTCTAATAGTGGATTATTTTCAACCCATTGGAAATACTCACAAGCGGCTGTCCACAGTTGCTCAGGTGATTCAAATATAGGATTGCGCCCGTGTGTTTCGCGCATCTTCCAAAACTGATTACCCGCTTGAAATTGCACTATCTCATCCCCTCAATCAACCAAAACGCCAAATAAACAAGCCACACACCAAAAGCAATTATACAACAAATGCCACTAACTAGGCACAGTTGCAAAAAGCCTTTAAGGTATTTCACTTAATCACCAAAGCCAACATAGCAACCAAAACAGAGCCGATAATTGTACCAAAGCCACCTAGCACCCATGAGCGCAATTCTAAAAGCTGTGGTTGTTGTACTTCTAGCGCGTCTAGTCTTGTATCTAATTTATCAATGCTAGACTGTTGATGCTCGATACATGACATTATCGCTTTATTTTGCTCTTGAATAACGACTAGCTGTGTGAGTGACTCGCTAATTTTAACAATAGCATCATTTAAGCGCGTATAGTCACGGCTTAGCATTGTATAGCCATTTTCAAGTGATTGCAGCCGCGTTTCGTGTTGCTCACTCAATTCTAAGCACCTTATTCTTTGCCTTCGCGCAAAAACACACCAATCGCGGCACATATTGCAGCCGCAGGGACGGTGTAAGGCGCGAATACTGGCACACTAGACAATGCAGCTAAGGCAGCAGACAAACTTGCCCATGTGCTTGCTTCTTTGAATCGTGATGTTTTCATTATGCACCCCTAACACAAAATACTAACGCCTAAAACTAGACTATACCACACATCAAAAAACAGGCAATAAAAAAGCCGACTCAATGAATCGGCTATAAAGAACGTCCTTGTTAGCTGAGTGTTACTCGCCTAAACTGTAGTGATTACCGTCTGACCTAGAACCTGTCCATCTACCGCCCCAAGTACCGCCTTTAGACTCCCACCATTCACCTAGTTTTTTATGGTCATCACTAGAGCCTAAAAACTTGCCATCTTTAAATAGATTCAAGTCAATCGCTAATCGTTTTTTGTGAAACGAATTAGCCGCTCCATAACCTTTTTTTACGCCAAGATCACCGTGCAAACGTGGGTCTCTAAACGCATCGCCCAGCGTAACTTCGTAGCCTAACTCATACGCTTTTAGTATTAGTTCGGCTGCCATTTTAGCAAATTTAGATTGTTGCTCTCGTAGTGTCATAATCTAAAACCTGTTGTTATTAACAAAATTTCTTAATTGATTTTCGTGCGCTTGCTCAAACCATTTTCGCTCAGATAACCCACGAATCAACAAAACAAACTTATCATCGTTTGCATTTTTAATCTCTTTTAAATTTCGACTTGTAATAACATGGCTTGTTAGATTGCTTGTAAAAATAGCCACACCATTGATTATATCTAAGCTCACGCCCTCACCAACCATAATAGCCTACTCTTAGTTTTAACCAACTATAGAGCAAGTGGGGTGAGTGTCAAATATAATTAAGATTCTTTGTAATAATCTTCAATGCGCTTGATTGCTTCTTGTGCCGAATAACAAACAGAGACAGCAAAACCAACATTGGCTGCGTTCTGCAAAAACTTCTTTTGATTTTCTGTTAGCGTGTTATCCCCATGCTTCATCTCGATAAACAATCCGTGATAACCGTTTTTTGGCACTGGCAAAAACAAATCAGGGACACCTGATAACATGCCTTGCGCCTTTGCTATCCCTGCCTGTGTCTTACTTAGCTTTACGCCATTTAAGCTACAATGCAGCATCTCAAGCATGGGGTACTTAATTGACCGACTCGCCCACCTTGCCCACTCTATGACTTGCTGTTGATGCGCTGATTCGTGGTGCTTCATGCTTTAAGCTCCTAAACTTTTCCAAAAAACTTATTTTTGCTTCTGTCGTAAATAATTCGTATATTCGGGAATCCTATTTTAGAATCCATTTCAACACCACACGCCTTTAGCACTTCTAGCGCGTAGTTTATTGTCGGTATATGTGTTCTATTCTCAGCCTCGACCTGTAACCAATCCTCCGCCGCCGTTGCTGTTCTATGACGACAAACGCGCTCAAGGTCGCTTATGGCTTGCCAAATAGCGTAATCTCTAATTATATCGCTGGACTCTGCCAAACACCTTGCTTGTTCTTGAAACGAGTCACGCTCTCTGTGCAGTCTGTCTAAGTCTTTTTTTAACGCATCAATGCGCTCTAAATCAGACATAAACGGGCTTCCAGTCTCAAGCCAACGCTCGCCACATAATTCGCTCATAACACTAACTCCAAGGCGTTTTCGGGATAAATCTGTACACTACCTGCATGAGTTTCTGACTCGACTGCATAGCCTTCGGGTGTCAATGTCGTGCTATACCACCCCACAATTTCGCCCTGCCATTCACTACCTGATTTTTTTCTCACAAGGCTACCAAACGCGAATTTTCCGCTACTGCTTTTGTTTTTATTAGCTAAAAAAGGCAACTCTAACGACTCCTCTATTTTCAACCACGCCCAAAAAGCCGTCTGCATTGTTTCAGGCGTTTTACGGTGTGGACAATCGACCATAAACGATAAAAATTCTTGGTATTTAGGGTGCATTTGTACTGGTAAATTATTCATAGTCCGCCCTCCGTCATTACTCTTGCGCAAACCATAACTGACACGCAATCAGGCAAAAAATCATCACTCTCATGTATGTAATCGCTGACTATTGGTGCTAATTCACTCAGTCTTAAACGCTCTGCTGGCTTAAACTTAAAATGCTTTGTTTGCTGCTCTCCTGTTTTTGGGTCTTGTGTTTTGGCCGTTGCGGTTATCTGCCAAAAACGCGGCTGACTTGCGTAACGCTGGTCTTTGGTGTTGTCGTGAGCCATTTTTTTAGGGATGCCCGACATTTCAATAAATCCTTGCGTTTCGTAAGTCTGCGCGTCATAGCGTAAAAAGTGCCTCTTGCTTGGCTTAATCATTAATACGCGCCCCTTTTGTGTGACTAATAATTTTCTCGACTGACATACCTTTTTGTTTTCGCTTGTTAAAAGTATTAATGCTTATGCCAGCGTGACGTGCAATCTCAGCAAATGCTTGGCGTTTTGGTCTAAACGACACTTGATAAGTGACTTGTCTTTTTGTCACACCCAAAACACGCATAATCTCGGCATGAGTCTTTTTCTCATCAAGCATTTTGTGTATCTGGTCGATTTTTTCGCGTGAGATTGTTTTGGCTTTCATGCTGCTACCTGCTCAAGTGTGGCAAGCAATTGCTTTAGTGTGATAAGCCCTTGCTGTTTACGTTTGTAAAATAACTCGGCTGCATAGTTGATTAGCTGTTGGGCATCGACACTGTGTACCGCTTTGCTTACTTCTTCATGGTCATCACAAACCACGCCTACACGCTGCAAAATCAATGCTGTGTCGGTTACAAGATCGCTGGCCGACTCAATCACTTTTCGTATGTGCTTTCTCATGCTGCACCCCGTTTAGCCAACATCCGTTGTTGTAATTCGCGCATGTCGCCTGCTTGACTTGCCACATCAAGCCAGTGTTTTTTGTCTTCGCGGCTAATAAATACTTGTGCGGCTTCGGCTTGCTCAAAAATGGCTAAGCACTCAAACGCATTACGTTTTTTGGGCTGTTGGGGTGATACGCCAATCGCTTTATGCAAGTCTGCTAAACGCTGTTGGTGTGCTTCGGCTGCTGTTTTGAGTTGTTCAACACGCGATAGCTCATGGTGTGCAATGCTTGCGCCCTTGTTTTCAATCATGTGTGATACGTTGCTTTGGATTGCGTCATAAACACCCTCTACAACTGTGTGATATGGCAACAAAATACGGGCATATTCTTGAGTAATCTTTTTGTCTTTGTATGCTTGGCGTATGACTTGCTCCCGTAAGTCTTTGTTGTAGCCATTTGCAATAAGCCACTTAACAGCAATACCGTTTCTACGCGCCATTGCTACAAGTTCGTTGTACTTGCCAATAAACCCACGACTAGCATTAAACTTGTCGCCAATAGCCATCAGTTCACGCGCTGACGCTGCCCACGCATCTTGGGTTTCTTGCGTCCATACAATCGTTAAATCTTCGTCAATGGATTGAACCGCAACAGACCATGCCTCCTCAGCACTAGGGCGACCATCAAAACGCATAGTTTCTAATTGGCCAATCAAGTCGGCTGGCATAGGCATAAATCGGCCACGGTCACTGCTGCAAATGTGTGCATCAAGTGCCGCCTGTATCGCTTCAATTGGGTATTGAGCCAACACCCTGAAATACATTGCTGTTTGAGTGGTTGACATGGTTTTGTTGTACATACTCGCAACATCGCCAAACATCTCACTAAACTTTTCAAACTCATTTTTAAACATGACGGGCTACTCCATCAATAAAATCATCATCACCAAAAACTAAACGCTTTGCTTCTTCTGTTGTTTTTTTATGCTGTGCCTTGCGTTCATCTTCGGTCATTTGGCTAGGTAGTTTTGGTTTACCGCCCATTGGTATTACATTTGCCGTTTTTGCATTACGGTTGATTAACCAATCCGCTTCTAAACCCTGCCACCCTGCACTCATTGCGGTAGATAAAGCGTCATCAGGTGCAATGCCTGACTTCGCTATTTCCGATGCAATCTTTTTCCATGATGTTTGATTGAGTGGTGCGCGTTTTTGTTTTCTGTAGTCGATGTAATCTTTGGCAACATCAAGTGATAAACCAGTGCAAGTTGACACCAGCAAATCAGAATCAATTTTTACCTTTTTAGGTTCGCTTGGTTTTGGTGTGGCGGTTTCCGCGCTGTACTCCTGTTCTTGTTCTTGTTCTTGTTCTTGTTCTTGTTCTTGTTCTTGTTCTTGGTTTCGAAAGGGTTTGGGTAAGGGCTTCGAAAGGGTTTCAAAATCATCTAAAACTTTAGACGAAAAACGGTGTGAAAACTCTCTTAAACCCTTTGATAGCAAGGCTTTAACAGGTGTAGTGTTTGGTACTTGTTCAAATAGTCTTTCGGCTGCTTTTGCTTGGTTTGGGTTTTCGATAACATTCCATTTAAGGTACTTGTGAATAAACACCCATTTAGAGCCTTCATCACGGGTTGCGAAACCGTTTGCTAACAGTTCAGCAAACCCTTTCGAAACGGTTTTAGCATCCCATCCTAAGTCTTCGCACACATAACCATCTGGCAAACGAAAGCACCCAATTTGATTAGTGTGGATTCCTGTTAGCAAATAAAGAGCAAGCATTTTCCCTGTGTCAGTTAATGAGCGCATATCTTCGCTTGTCCAGAATGTTGTTTGTACTTTGCCGTAATCACGCATGACAAGCTCCTTTCTTTTTAGCTTCTTCTCGCTCTACTTTTCTGTCAGCCAAACGCTGTAAACGGTATCTGTCCATTACGCAGCCCTCGCCAAAAATGCCGATGACTTGGCCTTAATCAAGTTGTCTAGCGTATTTGTAGTGTCTGACCACTGCCACACAAACTCATTACCTTTGGCTTTTTTACGTTCAATCGGGAATCCTGATTTTGTTAGCTCATGCACTAATCGTTGAATCGTGCGAATATCGCGCTCAATGCCGTGTTCTGCCAATTCATCAACTAATTGGCGCGTTGTTCTTGGTTCTTCTAAAAAAATAAAAACCAACAAATGAATGTAAAGCTGTTCGCTAAACGTGCGACCCATTACTTGTTGCGTATTTTGAAAAACTGTCATAAAATGATCTCATCATCTTGTTATGCCTTGCGGCGTTTCACATCTAAACCGCTTTCATAGAGCGGTTTTTTTGTGCCTAAAATTGTTGTGGTGGGAATCGAACCCACGCCCCAAAGAATCAACCACTGATTTACACAACAACCAACTGGACTTTGGTAGTGTTATTCGTGTCTAGTACGGCAGAGATAACGACTAGAATCAGGAATACAAAGCCCATGTGGTTGTTCCCCCGAATCGGCACAGTGGGGGTGACTGCTACAATGGATGTCAAAAAACTGTTGCCTACACATTCTTCCTATTTACTTACTAACGCCTTTCGCTAATCAGTAAGCCCCGTCCTTGCCCATGTGCTATGGGTGTTCCTACCCGTTAAGCCATATCATCGGGAAATTTGTCATCAATACTTTTGCCAATGCCTCTGCCAATAGCTAATGCCAGTGCAAATGACGCACAGATACCAGCAACGCATACTAAAAACTTTTGTAGTAAGTTAAGATTTTCCATTTATTGCGCCCCATTTTCTTATTGTTTGCAGATTTGCAGAAATTACTTCTTTGTTACTATGCTCAACAATAATAACGCTGTTACGTTTTAATGCCATACTTAAATGAGCATCACTTACACCTAATTTTTTTGCCGCCTCTGTTTTTGTGTCAAACAGAGAAACAAACTCTTTTAAACTACTAATCATATTGCCTCCGATTAACTAGATAATATCATAATAAAATAATTTAACAAGACGTTAAATAAGTATTGACAACAATTAACAATGTGTTAAATTATACCCATGCCAAGCGAACAACTTAGCAACTCTGCTCCGAGTCAAAACGAGACAAGCTCTAACGCGGTGCGAGCCTAAAAATAAACGACAGCCGACAGTCAATGACTGACAGTTCATGCCTTGTTGAGCGATGCGACAACACAGTAAAGCGACTAGATGAATCACATCGAATATGTCGAACCAAAGCAAGAAAAAATGGTGGGAAGCCTGAGCTTGGTTACTGACGATAAGACCAAAAACACATAGCCATTCGCTCAACAGGGATTTTGCTCAGGAGTGGTTAGCTGTTTTTGTAGTCCAACGGAGAAAAGAAGATGAGCATTAAACAAGAAGTTGTTGAAAAAGTTTATGACAACAACGCGGCATTGTTATTGATTGATGAGTTGGTGTGGGCGTTAGCGAATAACGCTGACACTGGCGCGATTTTAACATCATTAAAAAGTCATGCTGATGCTGTGTATGACGAAGTAAGCGGTGAAAAATCAGAGCGTCAATATCAAGATGATATTGAATACCGTTCTTATGTGGCTGATGTACATCACGCAGCCGCAGCTTAAACAAAAAAGCCCTATGTACTCGTAATACATAGGGCTTAGTTTTTTGTAGTCGTACAACAACTAGAGGGATTTAACCATGTTTCTTGAATTATTAAAAGATTTTTTCGCACACATATTTTTTATGTGCTGCTTTTTAGCTGTGGTGTGGGCTGTTGTCTTGGATCTTCTTGATAAGACCAAGCCTTTTAATTTTGATGCAGTGCTTGCGCGTAACAAGGCATTTGACGAAAGCAACGGGGTGCAAGCATGGAAATAACACCAACCAAATACGGCTATCAAGGCAAAGTAAAGGGGTGCATTAAAGGCATCACTTTTTGTTTCTACGCCAATGGCGACACCGCCAAAAGCGTACACCAACAACTCATTTTTGAAGTGGCTAAATTACGCGCTTATGCGCGTTTGGCTGCTTAGGAGTCAAGACCATGACATCACAACCACGCATTGATTGGCTTAAAGGCCGTCAGTCAGGCATTGGCGGCAGCGAGATTGCCGCCATTGTTGGCCTTAGCCAATACCGCACACCTACCCAAGTATGGGAAAGCAAAGTAAACCCTGTGCAGGACGAAGAAACAAGCCAACCTGCATATTGGGGAACTGTTTTAGAGGATGTTGTGGCTAAAGAGTACGCATTGCGTACAGGCCGCAAAGTACAACGCGTCACAACACAAATGCGCCATCCTGATTTTTCTTTTGCCATTGCTAACATCGATCGCGCAATTATCAACCCTGATATTAGCGGTAACGTGCGCTGGAAAAATGGCCGCGTAACAACTGACCGCTTGCTTGAATGTAAAACAGCTAACGGATTCATGGCTAAACAATGGGGCGAAGCTGGCAGTGACCAAGTACCCGATTCGTACCTGATTCAATGCCAATGGTATATGGCTGTTACAGGCGCAAGCATTTGCGACTTGGCAGTGCTAATTGGTGGGC